AAAAAAGGGTTTTTTCAGGAATAATCCGATTACCCTATATTCTTTTGTATTATTAAATGTATTATTAATAGATGTATTATTATCTTTGACTTTTTCGTCAATAGGGGTATTGCGTTTTTCGTCAATAGGGTATTGATTAATTCGTAGGTACCTATTGATTATTTGATTGGTACCCTCTTTGTAAATGATTTCCCGATTCAAGTATCCAAACTTAATCAAATCACTTACCCATCGCGATATGGTCTCTTTATTCACACCATATAAATCTGCAAAGTACTCATTGCCTGCCCAACAAAAGCCTCTTTCATTACACAAGGCCGTTATCTCTCCGTATAACAACTTAGTATTTGGTTTAAGTCTTTTGTCGTACCTTACGTTGGCTGGTATAATCGCATAATAACTTCGATGTTCTGTCATTTTTACCCTCCAATATTTAACTTTTTGATTGTTTTCTGGTTTAATTTGATCCCTTTGATTTGATATTTATTTTTGAAATTAATCACACCTATTTTGTGCTTCTCTGTGTGATGGATTCTGCAGAGTGCTGCAAATGTGTACTCTGCATGATCAACTTCTTTGCGCTTTCGTCTTCCTAGCGCTTTGTCAAAGTGATCGATGTCAGCTCCTGTTTTGCCACAGATGCAGCAGACTCTTTTTGTGATGCATTTGTAGAAGTAATATTCTTGATTCGCAGGTAAAATCTCATAGCCTTCTTTGAAAGGAATATGATGTTCAAAGATGAAATCTAAGATGATATTTGCTAAGACATTGGCATCACTCACAGTTGTATTCGATTCGTCTTTCAGGCTTATTTTGCGCCCTGTGACACCTTCAAAACGAAAGTAGAAGAATTCCTTCCAGAAGTCCGTTGGCATGCCTGTATCGATAAAAATATCGCCTATCAGCGCATAGATGAAGTTTCGTTGCTGTACGGTGAAACGTCTAGGATCAATAAAACGAATTTCAATGACTCGATCACCATCGTAGCCGTCATACATCGTCTTTAGTCGATCAATGTTCACTTCCTCATTGATGGTTGCGCTTATGTCTTTTCCTTTGAACTTTTTCAGAACCGCTGAATATGAATCGATTAATGGTTTAAACACTCATATCACTTCTTATCTAATTCTTTTCTCTTAGCTGCTATTGCTCGCTCCATCAAGGCACATTGCTCATAGCTTAACTGTTCAATAGTTTCAACGTTATCAGCTAAGAGCCCTAATTTATCTGTCTGCTCATTAACATATTCGATTAAGGTTTTGGTCATATCTTTACCCATCTGCTCATTGAAAGCTTCTAGAATCGTCTCTAGCATGTTTAATTTCTTTGTATCGATTCTAGGTGGTGTTGGAATATCTTCCCCTTGAAATACATATAATCCCAGTCCGTGTAGAGCCAATGCTTTCACAAAGCATCGCTTCAATGAGTTATTGATTTGCATTGCATTTGGTTTAACAACTGGTTGGTTTCGATAATCTAAAACAGGAAATAATTCGGTTTCCGTGTGTCCTTTAACCGTTACTGAGACAGATACATAAGTCCCAGTTTCATCCATAAGAAAAGGTTTATATTCCTCAACAAGAAAGTCTTGATGAGTTCCAGAAACAACCCTGTAGTGTTTGTACTCATTAATAGTTACCGTTGCCTGTGGATCATTCTTTTTCATAATCTCCCACGCGTGAGCCCAAGATAAATAATCAAAATTTCCTTTTTTCTTGAGAATTTTATTTAACTTACGACTAAAAAGTTTTTCAAAGTTCGTTGTCCCTTTGATTTCACTCATCAAATTCTGCCTCCATTTCAGCAATGTATTTCTTACCTGGTCCGTAATAAGAGATATCAATCAAGTTATCTCTGTCGTACTCTTCTAGCGCATCAATCAAGCCATCTTCGATGACGTAAATATATTCAGGTTTATTCGAATGCTTCGATAGATGGATAAGATAAACATGATCCCAAATAGTTACATGGTTGCCTAAATCATCTTGATCCCAAGCTAGTTCTTCATTCGTCAAAAGATTTCGTCTGATTTTTCGACCACTTGTTTCCTCAATTTTCGGCTTGCCCCAATCAGGATCAATCAAATATTGATCTAGAGTGGAAAGTTCTTTTTCCATATGCTAAAATCTCCTTATGATGTGTTTTCTTTGTGACTCTTTGCTTGCCGGCGGAGTCACTTTTTTATTTGTTGCCATGCTTTTTGCTTGTCAATATGTTGTTGGCTTAGGATGATTGGTTTATAGTATTTCCACCAGCAATTAGCAATTGCCGTCCCTATTCTTAGCGCTTCAGCTCTATTCATTGTCATCACCAAAAAGTCTCTGTTGTCTGTTCAGTTGATCAATTTCCATACGGATCGCAGTTTCTGGCAACCACATTTCAATAAATGAAACAGCATCATCGAATCTCTTACGAGGTAACTCGCCATATCTTGGGATTGAAAAGGTACGTTTAAATTCAGACCAAAATTTTGAGAATACTTTTTTGCTGATTTCTTCATAAGCTCGGCTTTCTTTTCCCCCTAGAACTCCCATAACTTTCATATTTCCTTTTTGCTTAATTTCAAACTCTTGTTGTCCGCTAATTCGCATAGTATCTTTAAGCATGGAAACATCTTTTTTAACATCTTTCATTTCTTCTAATTGATAGATCATCATATCTTCAATTGTTTGAGGAACAGTATTCTTGCGAATAACATCTTCCATTTCGTTGAATGCTTCAATGTATTTTTGTTTGAAGTAGATAGCTTTCTTTCCTGTAAACCCCATAGCCAGCAAGAAAAATCCATCTCTACTAATGAAGAAAACTCGTCGATTTCTGCCATATGAATCTGGTTCATTACCTTCTACAAACATCTGTCCAAAATTGGACACATCTTTTTTTAGTGCATCAATATCTCTTAAAACATGTTGATGTTTTTTCTCGAAGCTTTCTGCCACTTGTAAGCTCGTAGTCACAGCTTCTTTATTTTTCAAAATTACTAATTCTTGCATTATTTCTTCTCTCCTTTTTGATATAATTTGAGTAAAAAGGTGGTGAATTACTTGATAAAAATTTTGAGCGATTACCAAGTCGCTATTACTTTAATCATTTCTATTTCAGGATTTTTTTTATCCCTCTATAACTTATTTAAAGATAAAAGAAAAATTACGCTCTCCTATTTTTTAGTTAAGCATGATAGAAGTAATCGAATGATTCTTACTGGCGTAATTGCAAACCCATCAAAAATGCCAAACTCAATTATCGAATGTACGTATCTTTACAACGGTAAGAAAATTAATTGTTCACATTATCACGCCAATGGTTTTGATATGGGAAGCATTCATAAAAGTAGCCTTTTATCTCCTATACCGTTGGCACAAGCAATCTCTCCTGGCTACTCAGTCGCTTTTTCAGAAGTTTTAGATATGAAAGATATATTACCTGGTGAAAAACTTGTAATGGTCATAAGAACAGCTAATTATCAAAAAAAATTTAAGTTAAAGCTAAAAGACTCATTTTAATTGAAAAATTTTTCTTTAATAATCAAATACAAATTAATTATTATTGATCCAATCCCACAAAACATAATTAACAGAAATACAATATCGTCCTTACTCATTAGTCAGTCCCTCCCGACTGGCTTTTTTGTTTTGTACTCAGCTTCATCCAGCCCTATAAAAATCCAAACCATGTACACAATCGTTCCTATCAACGCTTGTCTACTTCCCCAAAGCCCTAAAGCATAGACGATTAGCGGTGCGCTGAATACTAATGCTCTGTTGAATTTACCCATTAACCTTCACCTCTCAAAATGTTCTGTTTTTTATAAATCAACTAAATGCTTCTCGATAAATTCTTTAGGTGTTACCTTTCTTGTGCGTAACCTGTTATAGGATTTGAAAGACAAAAATTTATCGTATAATTCTGTATTGATCCAAACTTCTTGTCCTGTGACCCGTTCATACGCCGCTGAGAAAATTGCTGTATTTTTTAGTTCCGACATTCGACGTTGATAAGTAGATGGAGAATAATTATATTTTTTTACAAAATCTTGTTTTTTTAGTTTTGTCATCGCCTACCCCCCTATCGGATGTCCAATATTTTTTTCACTGTTTCGATATGCTGTTGTGCTTTCTTTCCATCACGATTGCCGTTTAGAATATCTGATAAATAAGCTCCTGAAATACCGATAAGCGCAGCTAGTTCTTTGAAAGTCATTCTTCTTTTTCTCATCTCCGCTCGAATTTTTAAGTCTAAATTCTCAGACATAAAAATAGCTCCTTTCTAAACAAATAATTTGTAAGCTAAAAAATTAGCTAAATCGTTGACACCTATTAGCTTTTAAGCTATTATGAATACATAGTTAAATAAGACTTATAAAAAGCCTCTAAAATAACATTTCTAAGTTTGGCGACCGAGAGAATGTTTTAAATTAGTAGAGTTTTTTGTTGCTCTTATTTAGCTAACAATTTAGCTTACGAATTAAATATACTAGCTTAAAAGCTAATTGTCAACCAAAAATATAACTTTTAAGCTATTTATTTTCTTTTCAGCTTTGAAAGGTTGATAATAATGAGTTTAGTTACTAAGATTAAAGAATTAGCAGACGAAAAGCATGTGACTATAGCAGAAGTAGAAAGACAGGTGGGCATCTCTAATGGACAAATAAGAAGATGGGATAAAGCCTCGCCAAAATCTGAGAACTTAAAGAAAGTTGCTGATTATTTTGGTGTCACAACTGATTATTTATTGGGAAATAATAATGTTCCCAAGTGGGCTACAAAAGAGGAAGTGGTTGAACTTGATAAACTACTAGACTCAAATGTTAATATGTCTTATGGTGGGGAAACATTGACACCCGAACAAATACAGCGCGTAAAAGATATCCTGATAGCGACTTTCTGGGATATTGTGAAAGAAGACAAAGAAAAAGGCAAAAAGATGTGAGCTTATGGAGATGGATACGATTAATTTAGTCGAGGAGTTGAAGCGGAAATACCAGTCCGCTAATCCTTTTTATATTTGTGAAAAGATGGGCATTAAAATTCAATACGTTCCTTTTATCGAGAATCCCAAGGGGCAGTTTCAAGAAATTAGAGATCGTGCGATAATCTTTTTAAATGATGAACTGCGAGACTCTGAGGAAAGATTCTACATTTGCGCTCACGAATTAGGTCACGCTATTTTTCATCGTGGCTTATCCAGCTATTATGTATCAACAAGAACATCTAGAAGCAAATCTGAAAGCGAAGCTAATTGCTTTGCTGCTAATCTCATTGTTTCTCTTTATAAAGAAGATAATGATCAATATCCTAAAAAAATCGAGGAATTAAAGAATCTTTACGGGCTTCCAGAAAGCGCTTATCGTTTTCTTATATAAAAAAGCCCGTGTTAGCACACATATTACAACGAGAAAGAGGAATTATAAAATGAAAAAAGTTAGCGTTATGTTGTTGTTAAGTACTGCTCTGCTACTTTCAGCTTGTTCAAATAATAAAAAAGCTGAATCAACAGATACCACTTCTAACCAAGAAACAAAAATAAGCAAAACAAAAGAAACAACTGAAACCAGTTCATCTACTAGCAAATCTACATCTAAAACAGATTCTAGTTCAACAGTTACAAGCTCCAACCAAGCTACGGCGGAACCTAGCCCAACAGTTATAAGCTCCAGTCAGAGTACAATCCAAACCGCACCTCAAGAAGAAACATATGAACAGATGAAACAACGCACTTTACAGTCAACTCCAGCTGATCGTGCAAATTGGTCCAACAAAGAGTGGGAAGCTTTCGGCGTGGCCCTTTATGAAAATGGATTGACTACAGATGATGCTGGCAATATTATCAGTCAAGATCAGAAAGAACAACAAGCAGCATCTCAACAGAATCCAGAAGACCAACAAACAAGCGCTCAGCAAGACGCTGACACTTTATCACTTACTGATTTTGTTAACAAATACGGGATGTCGCCTGTTGCATGGAAAGTACAGAATGGAATGTCTGAAGAAGAAGCATTGCGTACAACACAGCAAAAGACTTCCGGTGAAGTTCAATTAGGATTTTCTAAATACGGAATTCAATAATACATTTTTATGCCCTACTATTTTGCCTATAATCTCTAAAAAAGTTATAAAGAAAAAAGCCCGTGCTGCAACACGGACTCATACCTCATTTCTGAGATCACAAATATATTATAACAAGAAGCGAGGGATATTTAAATGGCAAAAAAAGTTATGGGTCAAGATGGGAAAATGTATAAAGTTAAGAAACCGTTTTATAAACGGGTATGGTTTTGGTTGTTAGCGGTTGTTGTGGTGTTTATTGCTATAGGTTCGCAAGGAGGCAGTGATGATGCTAAAAATACCGTCGCTGAAACAACTAAAGAAAGCGTGACAGAAGTGTCTTCTGCAGAATCGGTAGCAGAATCTACAGTCGTTGAAGAAGAAACTGAAACTACTGAAACTACTATAGAAGAAGTTACTCAAGAAGAAAGTGTTCCTCGTGAATACAGAAATGCATTGAGCAAAGCTGAAAGCTATCTAGGTTGGGCTGGTATGTCTGAACAAGGTTTGCGTGAACAACTAGAGTTTGAAGAATATCCAAGTGATGCAATCGATTATGCGCTGGCTAATGTTGATGTCGATTACAACGAACAAGCTTTGGCTAAAGCGGAAAGTTACGATGATTGGGCATCAATGTCAGATTCGCAATTGTACGATCAACTTATATTTGAAGGTTTTACAAATGAGCAAGCACAATACGCTTTAGATAACCTACCACAATAACTAACAAAAACACGCCCCTCCCTCGCCAAAGTTTGTGGACGTGATGAAAAATAAACCTGCTATAATCGGCTTACTTATCTATTCCTATTATAGCAACAAATAGGAGATGAAAACAATGTGGATCGAAACTAAAACTGATAAAAACGGAAAAAAAGTATATAAATATAATGAGCGATATATTGATCCAAAAACTAGAAAAAGAAAAAAAGTGAGCATTACTTATAAAAATAAATCTCGAGAAACTCAGAAAGTGGCATTGCTAGAGTTAAATAAAAAAATTGATATAAAATTAAACGAAAAAACACTTCATAAGCCTGATCTAACATTTCATGAGCTTGTTGAAGAATGGTTAGTTATATACAAAAGACAAGTTAAGGAATCTACATATTATCCTACGAATAATATATTAAACACTATAAAGAAGAAGATACCTGAGACTTACATCGTTTCTGGTATTAATACAATAGATTTGAATAATATTTTTGAAGACATGATATATAAAGATGACTTGTCAAATAAGTACGTCAGTGTAATTAAATCCAAATTGAATCTTCTTTTTTCATATGCTATGAAAAAAGGTTATGTAGAAAAAAATCCTATCGATGAAGTAGTTATTGATTATAAAAGAGAGTCAAAAACGATAAAAATTAAAGATAAATTTTTAGAAGATGATGAATATAATAGACTAGTAGATTTCACAACTTCACACAATAAAAGATATTCTCTCCTTTTCCAGTGGCTATATTTGACTGGGATGAGGTCTGGTGAAGCAATCGCATTAAGTAAAGATGATGTACACATTACCAATAATAATGCATCAGTAGTTATAAATGGGACGATGATGTATAGAGAACGTTCAATAGCTGATATGAAAAAATCTGATTCTACAAAAACAGCTGCCGGAATGCGAGAAATTGATTTACCAAAAAAAGCGATAGCTATTTACAATGAGCTTCTAGAATTAAATCCAAATGGTCAATTTCTATTTCAAACAACGAAAGGAACTCCTTTCCAACTAACAGCAATTAACACCTATTTGAGAAGTCATAAAGCTGACATGAAGATTGATAAAAAACTTAGTTCACATATTTTTAGACATACCCATATTTCAAAATTAGCGGAACTAGGAACTCCTCTGTATGCCATTCAGGATCGCGTTGGTCACGAAAATAGTGATATCACTGAAAAAATTTATTTGCATGTGACAAAAGGAGTAAAAGAAAAATTGAAAGAAGATATAGAAAAACTGTAA